CGATCCGCAAGCTCGAAACCGACCTGAGCCGCATCCGGCTCAAGGGCAAGTTCTCCTGATCCACCACTACTCCCGAGGTAACCATGAGCGATCAACCGAAGTTCGACGTGCTCATCGGCCGCTACGTGCGGCTGCGCGACACGATCAAGGAAGCCGACAAGGCCCACAAGGAGAAGCTCGCGCCCTTTCGCGACATGCTGGAGGAGCTGGGCAACCAGATGCTGGGCATGCTTCACGCGACCGGGCAGGACAGCGCCGCGTCCGCGCACGGCACGGTCTACAAGACCACGCGCAAGTCAGCCTCGCTGGCTGACCCCGCCGAGTTCCGGCGCTTCGTCATCGGCGGCGAGCTGTGGGACTTGGCCGACTGGAAGGCCAACCCCACCGCCATCGAGCAGTTCATCGGTGAGCACGGCGCGCAGCCGCCGGGCGTGAATTTCCAGCAGGTCATCGAGGTGGGGGTGCGCCGTAAATGACCAAACCGCCCTTCTCCCAGCGCAGGTCAATCCTTGAGGTTGACCACCTCGCCGAGGTCGACCGCTTTGAACGGCGCTCCGACGAGCGCGCGTGGAGCGACGACGCCTTGAAGGTGCGCGACGACGCCCTCGACGTGATTAACAAGCTCATCAGCAAGTACAGCCGCCTCTTGACTGAGGTTACTGACGAGCTTCAAGAGCTTACCCTGCGGGTAGCCAAGGCTGAAGCCCTCCTGTCAGGGACAAACCAGACAGTCAATGCGTTCATGAAGAACCCGGTTGTTCGTGAACACATCTCCAAGAACATACCCATCCAACAGAATGGGTACGTAACAACCCACACCGCTAACGAAACCTATACCCGTGAGGTCGACTAACATGAACCAGCTCACTCTCCCGAAGTCGCTGGGCGCGCTGCCGTCCGTCTTCGCCAACCAGCCGATGACCAACGACGATCTGAGCGCCGGCATTCAGGGCGGCTTTGGCATCATCTCCGTGCGCGGCAAGACGTGGCGCGTGAAGTTTCAGGGCGAAGAGCGCGTGATGATGCGCGACGACGGCGACGGCCCGCGCTCCTCCATCGAGGTGGTGGTCATCAAGTCGGCGTCGGTCATCTCGAAGGTCTTCTACGAGAAGGGCTACGACGGCGAGAGCAGCGCGCCGCCGGACTGCTGGTCGACGAACGGCCAGACGCCGGACCCGGCCGCGTCGAAGAAGCAGTCCAACACCTGCGCGGGCTGCAAGCAGAATGCGTTCGGTGCCAAGATCAGCGATGCCGGCAAGGCGCTGAAGGCGTGCGGCGACAGCAAGCGTCTCGCGGTCGTGCCGCTGCTGGACATCCCCAACGAGCTGTTCGGCGGGCCGATGCTGCTGCGCGTTCCGGCGGCTTCGCTCAAGGAGATCCTTGGCTACGCCCAGAAGCTCTCGCAGGCCGGCTACCCATACTACGCGGTGGCGACCCGCATCTCGTTCGACGTGGAGGCCGAGTTCCCGCGCCTCATCTTCGGCGCGATGCGCGTGCTGAACGAGGACGAGGCGCGGATGGTTGCCGAGCTGCGGGGCGACCCGCGCGTCAACCGCATCCTCAACGAGGCTGTGGAGGTCGTCCACCACGAGCCGGACGCCAGCCCCGAGAAGACGCTGTTCGAGCAGCCGCCCGCCGCCAAGAAGATGGCGTCGTCGCTGTCATCGCTCGTCAACACGTCGACCGCTGCCGCCGCCGAGAAGGTGGACCCCGACACGGGCGAGGTGACCGCCGCGCAGGAGGCTGTTGCCGCCGAGGAGAAGGCGCGGCGCACCCGTCGCACGAAGGCCGAGATGGAAGCTGCCCGCGCCGCCGAGGCCGCTGCCGTCGCCGCCGCTACCCCGCAGGTAGCCCCGGCCCCGGTCGAGGACGACGAGGAGACGACACTGCTCAAGCAGCTCGCGGCCCTGAAGGCTGCCAAGGCTGCCAAGGCGGCTCCTCCCCCGCCGCCCGCGCCGGTCGCCGTGGCCGACGATGACGAGGAGTTCAACGCCAAGCTGAACGCGCTGCTGAAGGGCTGACGCCTTGGAGCCGGGGAGCAATCCCCGGCTCTTCCCTCACTCACTACGGCGGCGCATCATGCAAGAAAATTTGGAGCAAACGCTCGGCTTCCTGAAGGCAATCTTGCCGTGGGACGGGGCCGCATTCTGCAACCTCCACTGGACGACATCCAATCTGCGCGACGACGGCAAGCCCTTCTGGGGATCGCGCGCCGGGCTCACGCCCGAAGACCTGATGACTTCGCTGCGCTGGGCTGCGCGGCAGGACACGACCCGCGACATCTATTTCTGCACGTCCTCGCAGGCGGTCGCGGACGAGAAGACCGCCAAGACCGGGCGCAAGTACCACTACGCCGTGCGCTCCCAGCGCAACGCGGTGGCGCTGCGTTCGCTGTTCATCGACATCGACGTGAAGGAGGGGGCCTATTCCTCCACCGACGAGGCGATTGCCGCGCTTTTGAAGTTCATCGCCGACGTGGGTCTGCCTGAGCCCACATTCGCCGTGGCGTCCGGCTCTGGTGGCCTGCACGTCTACTGGGCGTTCGAGAAGGCGCTGCCGCTGGCTGAGTGGCAGCCGCTGGCCAATGCGCTCGCTGCCGCCGTGCGCGAGCATGGGCTGCACGCCGACACCCAATGCACCATCGACAGCGCCCGCATCCTGCGGGTGCCGGGCACGACGAACTGGAAGGGCGGGCAGCAACGCTCCGTCGAGCTGCTCATGGCCGGCGAGCCGGTCGACCTCGAAGCCATCAAGGAGGCGCTGGCCCCCTTCGCCGGCAAGGCTACCCCGAGCGTAACCGGCGCGCTGCTGCCGCGTGGACCGGGCGGCGACAACGCCGAGCTGTCTGCCGGGCTGGTGCGCGAGGCGGTGCCGATCTCCATCGAGGACGTGGCCAAGCAGTGCGGTTTCATTCGCAACGCGCTCACGGACGGCGGGGCAACCTATCCCAACCCGCTATGGATGCAGACGGTGTTCCTGTCGACCTTCACCGTCGAGGGCGCGGACGCCGCGCATCGGATGTCGAAGGGCCACAGGTCTTACACCGTCGAGGAGACACAGGCCGAGTACGAGCGTCAGATCATCAAGCGCGAGGCTCGCAATCTGGGCTGGACGAGCTGCGACAAGATCGAGGCGAACGGCTGCACGGCCTGCGCCGTGTGCCCGCACAAGGGCAAGGGCAAGAGCCCGCTCCACTTCGCCGCGCCCGAGCGGCCGAAGGCCAAGGACGCGCTACCCGATGGGTATGTGCGCGGCCCCAAGGGCGAGATCTGCAAGCTCGTGATCGACGACACGGGCGCGACCCTGCCCGTCGTGATCTGCCACTACCCGCTCAGCGATGCGTGGCTGCAGGACAACCCGTGGGCTCTGCACTGCACAACGATCACCACGACGGGGCGCAAGACCAAGGTCGAGCTGCCTCTGGAGAACATCGCCACCAAAGACGCGCTGGTGAAGGCATTTGCCAAGTACGGCCTGATGTTTTCAGAGACACGTGTCAAGCACCTGCGGGAGTTTCTTGTGAGCTGGATACAACAGTTGCAGCAGCAGAAAGACACGGTCGTGTCTTCAAGCCCGTTCGGGTGGAGCGTTGACCGTGGCAAGGTCGAGGGCTTTACCTACGCGGGTAAGGTCTGGATGGAGAATGGCGCAGAACGACTTGCCGCCATGCCGGACAACGTCACGCAGATCGTCTACTCGCCACGCGGTGAGATCAAGCCGTGGCTGGACGCGGCGCGCGTCATCACCGACCAGAACCGGGCCGACCTGCAGATACCGCTGGCCGTCTCGTTCGGTGCGCCGCTGATGCGCTTCACGGGCGAGGAAGGGGCGCTGGTCCACCTCTATTCGCCCGAGAGCGGCATCGGCAAGTCGACGGCGATGAAGGCCGCGCAGGCGGTGTGGGGCCACTCCAAGCGCGCCATGCAGAGCCTGACCGACACGAAGAACTCGGTCGTCAACAAGATGGGCGTGCTCAAGGCGCTGCCCCTGTTCTGGGACGAGATGAAGACCGACGCCGAGACGAAGAAGTTCGGCGAGCTGGTCTTCCAGATCACGCAGGGCACCGAGAGCGCCCGGCTGCGAGCCGACATCACGCAGCGCGAGCGCGGCGAGTGGCAGACGCTGCTGGCGTCGGCGTCGAACGCCAGCGTGCTGGACACGATCACGGCGGGCAACCGGGGCGGCACCAACGCCGGCATCTTCCGCGTCATGGAGCTGAAGGTCATCGCGCCCGCCGTGAAGCTGCAGCCGGACAACAACGTGTCGCGCATGTTCAACGAGCTGCAGGAGAACTACGGACACGCCGGATTGGCCTACGCCCGCTTCCTCGGCGACGAGCACAGGCGGGTCGCCAGCGAGGTCGCCATGCTCCACGACGCGCTGAGCCGCGAGCTGAGCGCTGAGCAGGACGAACGCTTCTGGTTCGCGTCCATCGCCGTGATGCTGGCCGGCGCTGCCTACGCCAAGGACTTGGGGCTGGTGGACTTCGACCTGCCCGCGCTCAAGGACCGGCTGGTGGGCGTGCTGAACAACATGCGGCGCGAGATCAAGCACGGCACCAACTACGACCTGACGAAGGCCGAGAGCGTCGTGTCCGTGATCGGCAACTTTCTGGCCGACACCCGCACCCGCCACACCATCGTCACCAACCGCATCAACGTGGCACGCGGCAAGCCTCCCAAGGGCCAGTTCGTCATCGAGAACGACCTGTCCAAGCTGGAGGCCGTCTACGTCCAGCGCGGACGCGAGGACAACCTCGTGCGCATCTCGTCGAGCTTCTTCTCGAAGTGGTGCCACGATCAGGGCTACAGCCGGCACACGCTGCTGAAGACGCTGCGTGAGAACTACGGCGTCAAGGAGATCACCAACGGCATTCTGGGGTCCGGCACCGACCGCTCCACCGGGGTGAGCCAGTACCTGATCGAGATCAACCTCGACGACCCGGCCTTCGCGGGGCTGGTTGAATGAGCACGCTGTGCCCGGTCTGCGCCTATGGCTCCAAAGTCACCGACAGCCGCCGCCACGAGAGCGCCGTGCGCCGCCGGCGGGAGTGCGCCAAGTGCGGCGAGCGGTGGACTACCTACGAGGTAAGCAGCTCGTTCATGGCGTTCGCCGTCGAGGCTGCCAACGCCGTGGGCAAGCTGGGCGACCTGCAGCACGCCGCCGATCAGGTCCGCTCCATGGCGAGCG